GCAATTTTAAAATGCAAATAAAAGCCTGCAAAACAGGCAATGTTTAACAAAAACCCTAAAAAAATGAACCTAAAAAATTTAAGAGAAAAAAAGGGGAGCCTGATCAAACAGATGGAAGACATCAAACAGCAGGCCGACGAAGAAAACCGTCTTATGACGGACGAAGAATCAAAGAGGTTTTATGCGTTCGATACTGAGATGGAAACAGTAAACCGGGAAATCCGGCATACTGAAAGACTTGAACAGATTGTCGAACACGTAGAACCGGAGACAAAAACGATTGAGGAAAAACGAATGGCCGACTTTATAAGATACATAAAGACAGGTGTGGTTGGTGAAACAATGGAATATCGGGCTACTCAATCGGGATTGAACACAACGACGACAACGGGAGGTTACCTGATCCCGCAAGATTTTGGCGATGAATTGATAAAGTCGTTGCAAATTTGGTCAGAGGTACGCAAGTGGGCAAGAGTGTACCCAACGGATTCCGGTAATGACTTACCATTTCCAACTGTCAACGATGTTTCAAATACGGGGCGTTTGTTAGCTGAGGAAACTCAGGCAACACAAACGCTGCTTACCTTCGGGCAAAAGATACTGAAAGCATATGTATTTTCAAGTGATATGGTTCCGGTATCATTTCAGTTGCTTCAAGATAGTGCGTTTGATCCTCAGACTATGCTCAATGAATTACTTGCTGAACGTTGCTTCCGGTGCGAAGACGGATATTTTACAACCGGAACAGGAAGTTCGCAGCCGGGTGGGTTTGTGACACAATCAATAAAGGGAGCAGACTTTGCGGCAACGGCACTTACAAGACTTGTCATTCTTGATCTGCTTCATTCTGTAAATAAAGCGTATCGCAATTCACCGAAAGCTGCCTGGGCGATGAATGATAGCACGTTGAAGGCTATTAAAAAATTAGCAATCGGTAGCGGAGACGACAGGCCAATTTGGCAACCCTCGATGATAGCAGGTGAACCCGACAAGTTGGAGGGTTTTCCCTATTTCATTGCCCCCTCCATGGCAAACATAGGAGCATCGGCGAAATCGATGGTGTTTGGAGACTTCGGTAAATTCGTTATACGTGATGTAAAAGGTTTAACACTGATACGTTTAAATGAACGTTATGCCGATTATTTACAAATTGGATTTATGATGTTTTCCCGGGCGGATTCTGCACTTTTGGATACGGCAGCGATCAAACACGGCTTACACGCAGCTTCATAATCCCTGTTCATTTTCCCCTTAACCGGGGCAGAATATTTGCCCCGGTTTTTTTAAAAAAAAAGAAAGGAGTAAAAGATGAAATGTTTGGCATTACAAAGTTTTTCAGGCGAATACATTTGCGCTAAAGGTTGTATCATTGAAATGCCCGAAGATGTTGCAATATCGCATCAGAAACACGGGCTTGTGAAAATTCTTGATCAGGATTATGTTCCGCCGGTTGCCTACGAAACTGCTGAGGACGTGATGGTGGATAAAGAAGAAAAGATTATAAAGCCCGTAACAAAAAAGCAGAAGGCGCAAACATTCCCGGCATCAATGAAGAAAAATAGATTTGAAAGATATCTTAAACTACGATAAAAATTAAATGGGGTACAAACTTAAAACGGCACCGGCATCAGAGCCTGTAACCTTAGCAGAAGCTAAATTGCATCTAAAGATCGACAGTGACACTTCGGATGATGATTTGATAAATAATTTGATCACGGCTGCAAGGGAACAAGCTGAGAAATTTACAGGACGTGCGTTGATAAATCAGACATGGGAATTGAAAATGGACGCATTTCCAACCGATGATGATGATCCAGATTCCGCTATTGTGCTGCAAATGCCCCCTTTATCATCTGTGAGTTCTATATATTACCTTCATGCGGAAACAGGAGTAAATACACAGTTATCGGCAGCAAACGTATATGATCTGGATACATACCAGGAACCGGGACGTATAATATTAAGGTACGGACAAACATGGCCATCAGTTTATTCGGTGCCAAATGCGATCGTCGTAACATTCATTGCCGGATATGGCTCAACTGCATCTTCGGTACCATCTTCAATTAAGGCAGCGATACTATTGATTATTGGACATTTATATGAAAACCGGGAAGATGTATTAACAAATAGAACGCCATATTCATTACCAAAGGGAGCAAATGATTTACTTGCGCCATATTGCATATCAAAATTTGTGTAAAATGATTGGGAATCTTGATCGGCGAATAGTTTTAAAAGACTACACAACATCACAAAATGCCTATGGTGAATTGGAGCAAACATGGACAACGACAGCAACGATATGGGCGTGGGTACGATATGGTGCGGGAAATGAAAGAATGATAGCAAATAAAGAGACAGTGGTTGGTGACTGTATTTTTACAATTCGCTATCGAACCGGGGTGACGGAAAGAACAAAGGTAGTATTTGATTCAACTGATTATGACATTCAACATATCGCACAAATAGGACGAAGAAAATATCTGGAATTGACTGCAAGAAAAATCGTTTAAAGATGGGAAGCATCGTAATAAAATTTGAAGGAATGGATGCGCTGGCTGCGAAGTTTAATAAACTATCGCAACTAAGCAAAGAACGATTTTTCCATGAAGAATATAAATCTGTGGTACGGCGCATAAAAGAGCAAATGAGACTTGAAACGCCGATATATAAAGGAAAATATTGGAAATCAAAACAATATCCAGCCAGAAATCATCCAGCAGGAACGTTACGGGAATCAATAGGTTCAAAAATGGGAGGAATGGAAATACCAACGGCCTGGGTATCATTGAATCGTAGAAGGGGGATAGATGCATTTTATTCGCATATGGTAATTGGTGGGCATGAATATGGCTCGGTTAGAGTAAAGCCTAACCCGATAGTCCGGCGGACTTGGGAAATGTTGAAGCCATGGATAGAAATAACATTGAGGAGCAAATTTGAAAATAAGATCAAAATATTTATGCAGAAATGATCTGGGAATGTTTGTTTGTTGGTAAGGTTATATATAGCACGGTGAAAGATTTGTCCGGTGTTTCTTCACGTGTTTATCCGCTACGGATACCGCAGGCCATTGACTTAAAGACAACAAACGCAATTTCATATTATATTATTTCAACAAAGCCCGAAGATACGAAAGATAGCCGTAGCTTGATAGATACAGTCATGGTACAAGTATCCATATTTTCAAATGTATATAATACGGCAAATGCACTCGCACAATTAATACGTGAGGCAATGGATGGGCTTTCGGGAGAAATAGCAGGTACGACTGTCGATTCAATCAGATTCACAAATGAAATAGATCAATATGAAGATGATGTAGAAGTTTATCATAAAATACAGGAGTACGATATACGTATTAAAAATGAACCCTCAACAAATATAAATGCCATGACTGTCGTTGCATTATCGCTCACAAATGATTATGCCTGGGCGGATGCTATCCCTGCCGGGTATATATTAGAAGAAATGATATTTGATGAAACTGCCGGTAAAACAGCGCAATTAAGTGCAGGGACATCGGCAAATGGAACAAATATATTTTCGCAAGCAGGAATTACAGAGGGTGCGCTGACAGTGATTAAAGTTGATAAGGCTTACAGTAAAACAACTGCAAAAACAATATATATACATCATTCCGGCGATGGAGATACCTGGAATGGTGCGACAATTACGGTATATGCTATTTTAAGAAAATTCTATGTTTAATAATTAAATACATTAAAATATGGCAACAAGTGGTGTAATAAATGGAACGCTATTAGGCGTGTATATGGATAGCACGTTAATAGCTTCGGCAAAGAGCTGTGAATTAACCGTATCCCATGATCCACGCGAAACAACAACAAAAGACGATGGCGCATATGAGACTAAGTTGGAAGGTAAATTAAGTTGGGGTATCAGTGTGAATGGACTTGCAACTGTATCCGGTTTTAGTACGTTGTTTACGGCATGGAAGAACAGGACGCAAGTACAACTGTATTTTCAAACGGCGGTAAGTGGAGATAAAACATACAGAGGATATGCGTATATAACGTCGCTGAAAGAAAGTGCAGATCATCAGACAAGTGCAGCCTGGGATGCGTCGTTTGAGGGAACCGGATCACTTACTGAAAGTGCGTACTCGTAAAATATTACATTCTATATATATCATCAATATATATAGAAATGGGTAGGCTATATGAAATTGAACTTTAAAAAATAGAAATATGGCAATGACAACGACAATTCTGGATGGTAACCTTTTGGGAGTGTATAATGGTACTTATTTGATTGCCCTTGCAACTTCATGCAGTTTATCACTCAATACGGATATGCGTGATATATCAAATAAAGACAGTGCCGGATGGGGAGCATTTTTGCCGGGACAGAAAAAGTGGACGATAACAGTTGATTGCCTGGTTAATTATTCGACAAATTATAATTGGGCGTATTTGTTTGGTTTGTGGTATAATAGCACGGCATTGACATTGAAATGGCAGACAATAAACGCAGCAGACTATTATTATTCAGGAACCGCATATATAACGTCTATCCAAAAAAATGCACCGCTGAATGGCAATGTTTCATTCAGTGTGACATTTCAAGGAACCGGAGCAATAACACAAACAACACCGTAAAATATGATATATGAAGTAAATATTGGCGGGCAGGTAAGGCCTATAGCGTTTGGGTTTAATGCATTGGCCTCATTTTGCCGGCTTTCGGGTTTAAAGATAGCTCAGTTGGAACAAATCGCCGTTGAGATGGATTTAATCCATGTGATAAATTTGATTTATTGCGGATTAAAAGACGGGGCAAGAAAAAAGAACATACCGTTCACGGCAACTATTGAGGATGTTGGCGATTGGCTTGATGAGGCGCCGGGTGAACTTGCGGGGATTATGAATATGTTTGTAGAATCACAAACACGGCCTGAATCAAAAAAAAACGGAAACACAACGGAGGAGATGAACGTGAAATAACATTTGATTACCTTCAACAATTAGCCTGTGGACAACTCGGATGGACACCTTCGATATTTTGGGACGCAACACCACGGGAATTTTGGAACACACTTGAAGGAAATTTTGAACGTGAAATGTGGCATGAAAGGCAGTCTTGGGAGCGTGTGCGATGGCTTGGCTGCCTTTTATTTAACACGCAAGTTGAAAGCAAACATAGAAAAGAACCCCGGGAAATATTACCATTTGTGTGGGATAATGAAGAAGGAAGAATTGTCGAATTACCAACAAACGATGATATAAAGAAAATAATTGAGCGGGATAAAAAAATAATGGAAAAAGAAAAGAATGGCTGAATTAAGTTTTGGAATAAAAATATGGGGGGATATACGGAACCTCTTGCAAAGTCTCACAAAAGGTAAGGAGGCTATTCAGGACTTTGGGAATAAATCCTACGATTCATTTCGAGAATTACAAAGAGAAGTTAAAGCAGCGGAAATGAAATTCCGCAACCTGGCTGCTACAATGGGGATAAATAGCAAAGAGGCACAGGCAGCATTAGCGAGTTTCAGACAGTTATCGGCACAGGCAAAAGAAATAAATACAGCAATAAGGCCTACTGCCTCAGCATTTTCTGAATTAACATCACAACTAAAAGGAATGGCGAAGGGGTATTTAGGGGTGACGGCAGTGGCATGGGGAGTTGTTTCATTCTTAAAAAATTCATTTGAAGCTGCAGCGCAGGAGGAAAGACAGATAAGAAGGCTATCGGCAGCGTTTGATGATAACAAAGAAGCGACTGAGCGTATATTGCGCTTGCGTGAAAGAATGAAAGAAACTACAATGTTTTCAGAAGATGAAATCTCGGAAGCGATCACGATGGCCAGGGAGTTGGGGAATAATGAAATCAATACAGTTAAATTAACGGAAGCTGCTCTTGCATGGGCTAAGGTAACAGGTAGGGATTTAACACGTGTGATGGTTAAGTTAAATAAGGACATGGAAGAGGGAGGAAACTTAGTTGATATATATCATAAAAAATACGTTAAATTTCTTACCGAAGGGGCGGGGACGACAGAGGAGAAGGTTGATAAGATGAAGAAAAAATGGGAGGATTTTCTTGAAACTATCGGGGCAGGGTTATTAAAAGCGTTCAATGCACTTGCTGAAAGTTTTGATACCGGAGATCAGAAAATCAAGAATCAAATTGAATCACTTGAAAAATTGCAAAAAGTGCATTTTCTTGAAGCGAGGGATGTTGAAATCAAAACATTAAAAAATGAATTATATTTTAATATATTAAAAAAAGACACACAAGCGGAATGGGATCGGATCAAAGCAGCGAAGGAAGGGTTGAAAACATGGACGGTAACAGAAAATAAACATGATGCGATAGTTACAAAATTAGAAGAAGAGAAGGCGGCGGTTGATTTAGCACGGGAAGCTTGGCTGGAATATATACGTGTACAGGCAACCGGTGAACTTGTGGGGCCTGTAATACCGGCGACATTTGGGGAGGCGAAAGTTGGAGGCACAATAACGCCGATGAAACCAATCGAACATACGCAAGTTACAACCGGTGCAGCACCAGCACCCAAAAAACTTGGCGGAATAATATCAGAATTGGAGTCTGCATTATCAGATGCTGAAAAATTTAATAAAGCGATTCAACAAATTACCGCATCTGTTTCATGGATGGGATCGAATTTCCAAATGGTATTCTCTGGTATTACCGGCTTAATAAAAGACGTTAAGAGTAAATTTGTAGACGGGTGGAAAAGTGCGGTAAATAATGTTGCATCTATAATATCTGGCCTTGTGGGAATGATCACTGACTTGTTCACACAACAATACGATACTCAGTTAATGCAGTTGGATTCAGAATATGAAAGACGAAAGGAATACATTGATACACATATCAAAGATGAAACGGCGAAGAAGAAGGCGATAGATAAACTTGAAGCGGATACAAATAAAAGAAGAAAAGAACTTTTGCGGGATCAGGCAAAGGCGCAAAAAACAGCATCATTAATTCAAGCCATTGTTAACGGTGCGTTAGCCATTGTAATGGCATATGCAACAACGCCTGTCTGGTTAGGTATTGTAATGGGTACGATAATGGCTGCGTTGGTTGCAGTGCAGATAGCAGCGATAGCATCACAACCCTTACCTGCATTGGCAAAAGGAGG